GTATGTGTGAGATCTGCTTGGCCCACGGTGCATATCACGGAGTTCCTAGATGGTTCCGTGCTAATTACAAAATGAAGTCACAGTGTGACAAGTGTGGATTTAGATCTAAACACCCAGAAGTTTTCAGGGTGTTCCATGTAGATGGAGATTTAAACAATTGCCGCCATTCGAACTTAAAAACTGTTTGCTGTAACTGTGCGCAGGTACTAGCAAAAGATGGAATTACATGGCGTCAGGGCGACTTAGTCGCTGACTTCTGATAACTCAGTTTTAACTAGATTTTCTAGATTCATATATAGTTGACTAATAAGTCCGTTATTGTCAAGTACTACATCAAAGTCTGTACCTATCCATGCCCATTCGGAGGTATGAATTTTTAAACGTTTCATTTCATTTAGGGCAATGTTAGATCCTCGATTGGCTTCGAGTGCTGTTTGATACCAATCGGGCAGCAGTCCCCGTTGAACCCAGTATATTTTACCTCCGGCTCGCTTGATTGCTTCGATTTCGTTAGGAAAACGGCAATCGCTTATGACAATATTATCCTTACTTTGACGGATTTTATTTTCTAGACTAGCGATCCAAATATCATCATGAAAACTTTTACGACAAACTTCAGTACCCCAATACTGTAGTATCCATCGAGGAGTAAGTGTGGGCATAGCTAATCGCTCTGCCCACCACGGGTCAACACATTCACGCCACTCGCGGGCTTCTTTAGTACGCCCTTCGAGTAAAGTGCGATCCCAACCAAATACTGCGGCCACTGCATCTTTCAGTGTGGAGGCAAAACTTTCTCTACGGAATTCATGAAAATTTTGAAGATAGTCTGCAACCGTGTCCTTGCCCGACGAGATAAAACCGCATACACCGATAATCATAAAGCCTCCGTAGATACTTTATTATACAATCAAAACGGTGTTGGGTCAATAAAGAAATTTATCCAATTATCCAACTGTATCCGGATCCGCCGGGTACTAGGTTAACTAATTCTGTAGTTAATCTATCTAGGTCAGCTTGAGCTTCTGATTTAAGTGCAGCACCGTTGAGGCTAGTACCGCCTTGTGGACCTGCAATTTGTGCAAATTTTTCACGAGCTTGTCCGAGCATTAGTTTGCAGTTGGCTAAACTATAGTCTTTAATCCACTGTCCAGCATAAACATCTTGAATGATGTTAAAGTCAGGACGAATGTTATAGACGTGTAACATAACCTCTTCAGCACCTCTTGGACGCTGTTCGATAGTTAGTTTGTGACTTTGCGGATGCCATATAAAGTTGATAAAACTTCCGAACATCTTACCTACTAATTCTTGATAGCCTGCAAACAGTTCATAAGTTAGTAATCCGCCCATGTTTGTAGAACTTAAAAGATAGGTATTCGTATAGGCCAAATTAAATGGTTCAAATACTGTACCGCCTGTACCATTACCTGTGCGTGATCCTATTGATCGTCGATATATCTGTCGCACTTCTTGAATTTCCTTGGGCAATATATATTCGTTTTTATCCTCAGTTAACGTGAGAAAAGCAAAGCTTTCTTCTACAGCGTTAGAGCTGCGTTGACGAAAAACAGCAAGGCTACGATTTAATGCCGTTTCGTAGTGGATAGGATCTAATTCCACGTCGATCATGCCTTCACCTAGCATGAGTTTGCAGTAATTATAAACTTCTTGGCGGACGGTATCTAATTGGCTCATACAGTATTTATTCACGGCGGTAAATATATGACTAGTTAGTTTTAGGAGAATACAGTGCCGCGACTTAGTCTATATCGCCCCCAAAAAGGCAATGATTACAGATTCATTGATAAAACCGTTTGGGAAATGTTCCAGGTTGGCGGAACTGATGTTCTAGTACACAAGTATATTGGACCAGGCGAAACTGCTCCGGGCGAAGCTACTCCTACAACACCAAATTATACCGGCGGCTCGGATCCTTTTCAAATACAAGATTTACTATTTCTCGAAAACAGAGATAGAAAGTACGATCCAGACATTTATCAGTTGCGTGGAGTTTACAACTTACAAGACATCGACTTTAACCTAAGTCAATTCGGTTTGTTCCTACAAAATGATACAATTTTTGTCACGTTCCACATTAACGACACTGTGGAAAAACTAGGTAGAAAAATTATATCAGGCGATGTTATCGAACTGCCGCACCTAAAAGACGAATACGCATTAAACGATTTACAGTTTGCACTTAAGAGATTTTATGTTGTCGAAGATGTAAATCGTGCAGCAGAGGGCTTTTCTGTAACTTGGTATCCACACTTATATCGTGCAAAATGTAAACCGCTTGTTGACAGTCAGGAATTTAAAGACATCCTCGACGGTGTTGCCGATAGTGAAAACTTCAAAGGACCGTGGGAAGGAGACGTTACTTATTTTCCAAACGATGTAGTAACTGGGCCCGATGGCAAAAATTATACCTGTATTAATCCAGACGGCACTCCTTACAATCCTGCCACGGTTTACTATCCAGGCGACATTGTTACACTACCAGACGGTACAAAGTATATTGTAGTAGATCCTAATATTCCCAAGTGGAACGGCGATACCGTTTATCAACCAGGCGATACGTTCACTGGACCCGATGGAAAAATTTATCAAGTTAAAGATGTTCCTGCTACACAGGATAGTGTCAGTGGCAAACTAGCACCTAACACTGACTATTATACACCTATACAAGGTACAGGAGTTACCGGTGCTGATCCTGCAACTAGCGATAGATACAATCCAATTAATGTAGTAGCTGACGGTATTACTAACGTGTTTCCCCCGAACTCAACTTATTGGCAATTGGCAGATACCCTGCAGGATATTATGAGTACTTACAATCGCGAAATGCAAATTACTGCTGCTGTGTTAAATCAAGCAGAAGCTGATGCACCTAAGAGCGGTTGGGATACTAGCAAGTATTATACCATACAGAAAGATGCAGAGGGCAGAGTAGAATTAGTTACTGCTGATACACTCGGGCTTGATGCCAGCAACCAATTACAAGCAACCGACGAACAAGGTAATTTGTTATTTGATGAAAACGGTGATCCTATATTTGTAGGTAGCACAGCAAGTCAAATATATAAGAATCCAGAATACAGTGATTATCAAGGTGCTTGGTTAGTAGGAGACGGTGAACCGCCCAATGGCGCACCTTTTACTTCAGGCATTGCGTTTCCGCTTAATGCTAGTGAAGGACAATATTGCTTACGTACTGATTATCTACCAACTAGGTTGTTTAGATATAACGGAACGCGATGGGTTAAAATGGAAGACAACGTGAGGATGACGATGAGCAACATGGGCTACGAAGAAACAGCACCGGGGGGTTCGCCAGACGATGTATTCCTAGGTAAGGATGTTCGTCAAACTCAGAAAGGTACCTTTATTAACAACAACAAGAGTACTATAATCAACGGTAAACCTGTTGAAGAAAAACAAAGTCTTAGCAAAGCACTTAGACCAAAGGCAGACAATTAAATGGATTATTTTTACGATGGGCAAATTAGAAGATATGTAACACAGTTCATGCGAATCTTCATCGGTTTTCAATACAAATCAAGTGACGGTACCTTACGACATGTTCCTGTTATGTATGGTGACATGACTAGACAGGTAGCTAATATCATCAAAGAAAACAGTGAAAACAAAATGTCATCTGTTCCACGTATTGCCTGTTACATTACAGGCATTGAAATGGACATGACTCGAATGGCGGATGCTACTTTTGTAAGCAAGATGCACATTAGAGAACGTAATTGGAATCAAGTAGACAGCGAAATCGAATGGCAAAATTCACAGGGCGGTGCATATACTGTTGAACGCTTAATGCCTACACCTTATAACTTGTCTATGAAGGCAGATATATGGACCAGTAATACAGATCAAAAATTACAGCTTATGGAACAAATTGCCATGCTGTTTAATCCTAGTTTAGAAATACAAACTACTGACAACTATGTTGATTGGACTAGCTTGAGTGTAGTCAACATGACTAACATTAATTTTAGTTCTAGAACAATACCGCAAGGCATTGATAGCGATATCGAAATATGCAGCATGGAATTTAAAATGCCTATGTATATTAGTCCGCCTGCTAAAGTTAAGAAATTAGGTGTTGTTAAAAATGTTATCATGAATGTGTTTACAGAATCGGGAGATGTCTTAGCACTCGACGATTTAATTTATAATACTGTAAATGATGTTAAAGGCGGCATTAATCTCAGAAACACGCCTAACAACTTTGGTATATTGTTGCTAAAGAGCAATAA